CAGTAACTGCGGGGCTTTAAGGCGAGTTTTCGAATCTTAAGTTTATCTTTCTGTTTCTGCTCCTCTCGTCGTCGTTTCTTCTCTGCTGCTTTTTCCGCTTTTTTGCGCTGTTTGCTTCGTAGTTTGAGTGCTAATTGAGTTCCGTGTTCCGGGCAGCACCACCACTGATTTGAGAATGCCGGGTGAAACCATTCCTTGCATATTTTGCATTTCCTTCGCGCTGGTTTAGCCATAATCTTCTTCCTCGTGCATTGAGCTATTCGGATCGCTCATCAGTTCTGCGCAGCAATCGGAGCACACGTGAACTTCCAGCACATGCAGCTTATGACCGCAGTTAGCGCACGTTAAAGCTCGCTCGACGCTTTCTTTCTGGTATTGAATGGATTGGGATGGGCTAAGCATTATTGGCGTCCTGCATCATGAGAAAGACAATCATGGCGGCGCGGAGTGGATTAGACTGATACTGAATTCCGAACTTTTGACAAGATGAAATCGCATCACACCACTCGTGATATTCGCCTTCATATCTCGTATCGGTACTATCAAACATTATGCTGATTTTGTTTTCAGTGATAATTGGCC